TTCCTATTGTATATGGTGAAATATTTACAGGGTCAGTTGTTATAAGTGGAGATATTGATACTGTTGCGGTACAGGCATGATTGATAAAAATCCATTTATTTCAGGATCAGGTGGAGGTGGAGGTAAAGGTGGCGGCCAAGATCCACCAAGTATTACTCCTGATAATTTACATAGTAAACAGTTTGCTACATTACTTGATTTAATTTCTGAAGGTGAAATAGAGGGTTTTGCTACAGCTTCAAAAGAAGGAAGAACTAAAGGCACTACTGCTTATAAAAATGCTGCTAAAAAAGATATTTTTTTAGATGACACACCAATTTTAAGTTCAACTGCTGATTCAACCAATCCATTAAGTGCAGAATTTAATCATCAGAATATTGATTTTGATGTACGTTTTGGGACAGACCCTCAAGCAAAAATGTCTAGGGTTTCAGGAAGTTCCTCCGTTTTTAATGTAGGAGTAAAGGTTGAAAATGGTAATCCTATTACTAGACAACTAACCAACAATAGTAATTTAGATGCAGTAAAAGTTACTGTCACTGTACCTCTTTTGCAAATTATTGAAGATGATGGTGATATTGTAGGCTCACAAGTAAGTTTTAATATTCAACTTCAATATGATGGAGGTGGTTTTACAACTGTCTTATCTGACACGATAAGAGGTAGAACAGCAGATGCTTATAATAGAGAATACAGAGTAGCACTATCTGGCAATCATCCAGTAGATGTTCGTGTTGTTAAAACATCTGGAGATAGTACAGACAGAAATCAAAGGGATTTAATCTGGCAGTCTTATTCAGAATTAGAAGATGATTCAAATACATACCCAAACAGTGCTTATACAAGATTAAGAATTGATTCAGAATTTTTTAGTCGCATCCCAGCTAGAAAATTTAGGATAAGAGGTGTAAAAGTAAGAATACCAGGCACAGGAGCAAGTGGATCGGGTACTCCTACTGTTGATCTACAAACTGGAAGAGTTGTTTATCCTAGCGGTTATATTTTTAACGGTGTTATGGGTGCTGCTCAATGGACAACGTGCCCTGCTCTAATACTTCTTGATTTACTTACTAATACTAGATATGGATTAGGTAATCATATTATTGATAGTAATTTAGATTTATTTTCTTTTATAACTGCCAGTAAATTTTCTAATGAACTTGTTGATGATGGTTTTGGTGGTTTAGAAGCTAGATTTGCTTGTAATATTAATATTCAGCGTAGTGTCGAAGCTTTTACTGTTATTAATACATTGTCATCAATAATGAGATGTATTCCTTTTTGGTCAGAAGGAGCATTACAACTTACTCAAGATAGTCCAAAAGATCCTAGTTATCTTTTTACATTAGCCAATGTAGGTGCTGAAGGTTTTAGTTATACAGGTAGTAGTTTAAAAACTAGAAGTACAGTTGTAGCGGTTTCATATTTTAATATGGATACCAGAGATTTAGATTTTGAAGAAGTAGAGGCAGAAGCAGCTTATAAAAATAAATATGGACATCATTTAAAAAGAATTAAAGCGTTAGGTTGCACAAGTAGAGGTCAAGCAAGACGATTTGCAAAAGCAATTCTTTTTACTGAGCAAAGAGAAACAGAAGTTGTAAGTTTTACTACATCAATGGAATCTGGTGTAGTTGTAAGACCTGGTTCAATAATTAGTATTTCTGATCCTGCAAGATCAGGAGTAAGACGAGCAGGAAGAATTAATACAGCTACCACTACTCAAATAACAGTAGATGATTCTAGTTCTACTGATTTATCAGATCAGAATAATCCTAAATTAAGTGTAATTTTACCGAATGGGACTGTTGAGACAAAGAATGTAGTTTCAATATCAGGAAAAGTTATCACTGTAGATTCTTCCAGCCCATTTAGTGTCGCTCCAAATTCTAATAGTGTTTGGATGCTTGAAAACGATACGGTATCATCTCAACCTTTTAGAGTTATGTCTGTTGAAGAAAAAGATGGTATTAATTATGGCATTTCCGCATTAGCTTATGTAAACGAAAAATATGCTTTTATTGAAGATGGAGAAACTATTACTCCACAACAAATATCAGTATTAAATCTTTTAAAACCTCCTCCAAGTGGACTTTCTGCTAATGAAGTTATAGTTCTTATAAACAATCAACCTGTATCAAAATTAATTGTCAGATGGCAACCTGTAACTGGTGTCTCTAATTATATGGTCAATTATAGATTTAATGATAATAATATTGTTTCGGTAACAACAAGTAGTCCTGATCTGGAAATATTTAATACAAAAGTAGGTGCGTATGAAGTATCTGTTTTTAGTCTTAATGCTGCATTAGAAGCTAGTGCTACTTCTGCCAGTGATACTTTTACAACTATTGGAAAAACTGCTGTTCCTGGAGATGTCACAGGAGTTTCTGTTGAACAAATTCCAGGAGATAATGGATCAATAAGATTAAATTGGAATAAATCAACAGATTTAGATGTAACTCATGGTGGTTTCGTTTATATCAGACATGACAGTTCAAGAACTGATGGAACGGGTACATTTGAAAATGCCGTAGACCTGATAGAAGCTGTACCTGGGAACTCAACTTCTGCCATAGTTCCTGCAATTACTGGAGAATATATTCTCAAGTTTCAAGATGATGGAGGTAGATTTAGTGTAGGAGAAGGAAGTGTAGTAGTGCAACTTGCTGATACTTCAACTAATTTATTAGTACAAACAAGAAGAGAAGATCAGGATGTTCCTAAGTTTCAAGGTGTAAAGATAAATACTGCTGTAGATGAAGCTACGGATGCTCTTAACTTAGCTGGTGTAGGGCTATTTGATGATATTGGAATTAGCATTGGATCGTCTTTTGATGATCCTGTTATTGCTTCAATAGATGATATAGGTGGAAGTGCTCCTTCTGGAAGTTATGACTTTAAAGATACTTTAGATTTAGGTGCTGTATTTAGCCTTGATTTAGTAAGACATTTTAAAACTGAAGGTTTTTATCCATCAGAATTGTTTGATGCAATAAAAAATGTAGATAAAAGAAATCCTTTTGATGGAACAGAAGCTAACAATGTGGATGCTCAATTATTTGTACGAAGAACACAAGATGATCCAACTGCCAGTTCTCCTACTTATACAGCTTTTGAACCATTTTCAAGTGGCACATTTACAGGTAGAGGTTTTCAATTTAGAGCAGTTCTTACAAGTGATGATCCAGATCAAGATATTCGAGTGTTTGAATGTGGATATACAGCAAAAATTCAAGCAAGACAGGAAATTAGAACTAATATTACGCAAAGTGCAGGGCCAACAGCATATACTTTTGACCATAGGTTCTTCACTGGAACGGCATCTTTATTAGGAGCAAATAGTAATTTACCTTCAGTAAATATAACTGCACAAAATTTAGCTTCTGGCGATTATTTTGTTATTACAAATTTAAGTGGCACTGGATTCACAATAGACTTTAAAAATAGTTCTGATAACTCTATTAGTAAAAATTTCTCATATACGGCTGTCGGTTTCGGTAAAGGGTAGTACAATAGGATCAATGTTTCTTTTAGAGAATGGCAGTACCAGGAACTACCACTAGCGTAACGGACAATAATTATAATACCGATAATGGAACAGGAGCACAGGTTCGTGCCAAAATAAATTCAATATTTACAGCATTACGAACTTTTAGTTCTCAATCTAGTGATCCAACAGGAGCAGGAAATTTAGCACAATTCCAAGCTCATATAAATACTTCAGATTCAAATAATAATTTATTAAAAATATGTATTGCTGTTTCTGGAAGCGGTAATGCTGCCACAGGTACATTTAAAACCATAGGGAATATAAATTTAGATAATTTAGGTCATGTTGTAGCAGCAACACCTGTAATGACAGGTAATGTTTTAATGTCATCTACTGGCTTTTTACAGATACCCGTTGGAACAGATGCCGAACAACCTGGGCAATCTAATCAACCACAAGCAGCTATAGGACAGTTAAGATATAACTCAACACAAAATAGATTTGAAGGATATAAGAATACAGGTTGGGGAGAAATTGGTGGTGGAGGTGGTGGAGCTACTGGAGGAGGAACAGATCAGGTCTTTGTTGAAACGGGTCAAAATGTTACAGAGGACTATACTTTATCTGCTGGAAAAAATGCCATGACAGTATCGCCTACAATAGCTACTGGTAAAGAAATAGTCGTGCCAAACAACGCAACCCTTGTTATCTTATAGTTATGCCAGTATCAATTAACGGAAACGGAACTATTACAGGAGTCACAGTAGGAGGACTCCCTGACGGTATTGTTGATACCGATATGATCGCTGCTAATGCAGTAAAGCTTGCAAAACTTGGAGCAACAAGTGGTGTGAACGGGCCAATTCTTCAAATTAAACAATCAGTAAAAACAGATACCGCATCATCAACAGCAGATAGTTTTACAAATATAGGGCCAACAGTAGCTATCACACCATCATCAAACACAAATAGAATATTAGTCAGATTTTCATTTGTTGGTCGTGGAAGCTCAGTTTCTTATGGTCATTATTTTAGATTAGCTAGAGGAGGGTCAGTAATAACTGGCTCTGTTGGAGATAGTTCAAGTAGTAGGACTCAGGCAGCCACAGGTATTTTTGTTGATATTGACTATTCTTTGGGCTATGACCGAATTTATTTTGAATTTTTAGATTCACCAGCTACCACCCTTGAAACGACTTATAGTATTCAACATAGAAGATCATCTACAAGTGCTGGTACGTTTTACATGGGTAGAAACTATTATGATGGTACTTCTTCTAGTTATGCAAGATTTCCTTCAATGATTACAGCAATGGAGGTAGCTCATAATGCCTAATCTTGACCATGAAGCTATAAGAAAAGCTTATCCGTCTACTGTAATGATTGATGACAGTGCTGGTGCATTTGATAAAGATGGGAAGTCAATAAATCTTGACCAAAGCAAAATTGATAGTGCTAGAGCAACACTAGATGCTGAAGCTGCTGCAATAGCTTATAAATCTGTTAGACAACCTTTATATCCATCTTTAGGTGATTTTGCAGATGCAATGTATTGGAATAGTAAGGGAGATTCGACTAAACTAGAAGCATATTACGCTGCCTGTGAAAAGGTAAAAGCTGACAATCCAAAACCTAGTTAATTATGAGCAAAATATCACTCAAACACTCAGGCGGTAAAGTTGTTTCACTTAACTCTCCTACAACAGAACCAAATGCAAATGACGTAGCATTTAAACTACCAAATCAAGACGGGAGTGCCAATGAATTTTTAAAAACTGATGGGTCGGGAAATTTATCATTTGGTGCTGCTGGTGGAGGTAAATTTGCTAGTTATGCAATTATTGCAGATCAAAAGTCAAACAGTACAAAGGGTGGTGTATTTACTTATGGAGATTGGAGAACAAGAGATTTAAATACTGAACTCACTGATGCTGACGGTATAGTTTCAATCAGTAGTAATCAATTTACTTTGCAAGCTGGAAGTTATTTAATAGAAGCACAAGCTCCTGCTTATGCAATTAATCGGCATATGGCAAAACTTTATCAAACATCAGGAACTCCAGCCGATGTAGCGTTTGGTACTTCTGAATTTGTAAGTTATTCTTATCTTGGTTACACTGTTAGTGAAGTAAAAGCTAGGGTTACAATCAGTTCAGCCACAACTTATGAAATAAGGCATAGGTGTCAATCTAGTTATACAGGAGATAATGGTTTTGGGTATGCTTCTGAATTTGGTAATGTAGAAACATATACAGTCGTAAAGATATTTAAGGAGGTATAATCATGGCAATAAATTCAGATACAGATATAAATTTAGCTTTACTGCAACTTGGTAAAAATGCTAATCGTTATAGATTAGATCAAAATTGCACACCACATAAAATTATTGAATGGGATTCTGCAAATAAAGATTCACAACCAACTGATGACGAATTAAATGCAGCTTATACAGCTTGGAAAAATACCAATGAATATAAAGAAAAAAGAGTTAACGAATATCCTGATTTTGCTAGTCAATTAGACGATATATACCATAATGGAATAGATGGCTGGAAAGCTACAATCAAAGCTATTAAAGACAAGTATCCAAAACCATGAGTACATTAAAAGTTGCCAACATAAAGCATGAGACAAGTGGAATCAATACCCTTGTTTTTGATAATGGTGGACAGGCTAATGGTAACGGTAGAGTTACGACAAAAGGAACTATTGGAGAAGTTTCTGCTTTAGGGGATAAGACAGGTGATATTACTTTAGATTTTCAGACAGCAAATAATTTTTCAATGACCTTAACAGGTACTAGCGTTTTAAAGAATCCTACAACTTTAGTAGCTGGACAATCAGGTATTTTGTTTATAACTCAAGGAAGTGGTGGTAGCAAATTATTATCATACGGAAACTATTGGGAGTTTTCAGATGGAGCTTTACCAGTTTTATCTACTACTGCTGGAGCGATTGATATAATTGCATGGATCGCTCGATCATCTACTAAAATCTCTGCACAGTTTATTGGCGATTTTAAAGTACCAACATAATGAGCAGTATAGGAAGTCCATCACCTTTCTTTTTAGCAGGAAAGAAAGCATACCAGGTAGAACGTAGTTTAAGGTTTAACAGAAATGACAATGCGTATCTCACAAGAACACCCTCATCTGCTGGTAACAGAAAAACTTTTACTTTTAGTGCATGGGTAAAATTAGGACAAAATGGTGTAAATAGTTCAACGAATGAAGGTAATGGACTTTTTTTAAGTTGCGGTTCTGCGGGAACAGCAGCAAACATGACTTATAGAGTAACAAACAGTGGTTATGTTGGTGTTGATTATTATGGTGTTGGTGGATATTATTCTACTGGTAGATTACGAGATCCAAGTGCTTGGTATCATATCGTTTGGGTTATGGATACAACTGAACTTACTGCTGCTAATAGATTCAAGGTCTATGTCAACAATGTTTTATTTTATAATAATCAGATAGGTCTATCGCAAGATGCAGATACACCTTTAAATAATAATTCAGCAACCACTATTGGAGCTTATTCTTATAACACTTCTGATGCCTACAGACTTGATGGATATTTAGCAGAGGTTAATTTTATTGATGGGTATGCTTATGATCCTTCTTATTTTGGAGAAACAGATGCAACAACAGGTCAATGGAATCCTAAAAAGTATGTCGGAAGTTATGGAACAAATGGATTTTATTTGAATTTTTCTGATAATTCTGGAACGACAGCAACAACACTTGGAAAAGATTCAAGCGGTAACGGCAACAACTTTACACCAAATAATCTTGCAACGAGTGATGCTGTAAAAGATAGCCCTACAAATAATTTTTCGACCTTAAATCCTTTAGATCGTACTGTATGGCTAGGTAATATAGATATTGCAACATTATCTGAAGGTAATCTTAAGGCCTCTGGAGCAAATAACAAAGCATTTAGCAGTATAGGAATTGAAAAAAATGATACTAATAAATATTATGCTGAAATGTATGTTAATTCTAATGATTCTAATAATTATTCTGTTTTGATCGTTAGCCAACAAAGTGCCAGTGTTTTTGAAGTTGGATATGTTGGCCCACAAGGAACTAAACAAATAAATAGAGGTGCTGCCACAAGTTATGGAGCAACTTTTGACGCAGGGGATGTTATAGGAGTTTTAGTTGATAGAGCAAATAATCAGATAACTTTTTATAAGAATGGTGTCTCTCAAGGAGCTATTTCTAACACATTCAGTACTACAAGTCCAAATGATATTGCTTACATCGGAGCATATTATTACGGAAATGTACAAACTTTTAATTTTGGACAAGACAGCACGTTTGCTGGTGCTGTTTCTAGCGGTGGAAATACAGATGCTAATGGAATAGGTGATTTTAAATATGCAGTTCCTACAGGAGCAAAAGCATTATGTTCAGCAAACTTACCCGACCCAACAATACTGCTACCTAATAAACATTTTGATACTACTCTTTATACAGGGAATAACTC